CATGTTTCTATTTCTCCGTGTTCAGATTAGAAAGAGGGGCCAGCAGCATTCTGAGCAGCAGTGCTGAATGCGGGAACTGCGGTTTCAATCCTAACCAAGTTGTCGTTGTTCAGGATGGTGCAGGCATACCAAGTCTTGTAACCGATGTGGCCATTCAAACCCAGCTTGTCGTAGCTATCTCCGTTAGGGGAGGGAGCTTTGACCATGACTTTCATGCCACCTTCGCCTTGCAGCTTGGAGCAAGCAAAAGCGTCTTTGGCGAAAATCAGGATGGGGAAGACGTGGGCATTGGCACCGAGTCCACGGACAGCGTTGGTAGCAGGATTGCCACCAGCAGCTTCCCAAGGCTGAGCGATGTTGGATGCGACCACACGGATCTTGCCAGCAACGGTTCCTGCTTCACCGGGGAGGATGGCAGTCTGACCAGCGTAGTGCTCGATAGAGATGAAGCTGGACATCCGACGGATTACAGGCAACACAGTCGTGTGGCAGTAAGCGACGTAGGTAGGCTGAACAGGCAAGGTCTCGTAGGCGGGAGAACTCTTGACGAAATCAGTGATTTCCTCAGCGTTGTTCTCTTCCAGAGTTGCGATGGCAGCCTCGAAGTCGGTTTCCGTAACCACGTTGACAACACCTGCACGGTTGGCAGCACCGTCAGCATAGATCACATTGGAGCCAGCTTTGACGACGTTGTAGGTGAGGGTCTCAATCTTACGGGCGAAGTCGTAAGCCAATCGGTCGAAACCGATCTTCTTGAGGTTGTCTTCGTGGAGGAGCTCCATGCTCTCGGGGATGTCAATGACTCCACCGTAGCGGTACAAGGAGGTCGTGAAAGTTGTGCTGGTGAGCTTAACCGAGCTAGGGCTGGTGTTGCCGAAGATGGGGTTGAGACCAGTGTCAACATTGTGGTAACGAACGAACTGGATGGTTTGTCCAGAGTTCTTGGACAGATCCTCTTGTGCTCCCCATTTGGTGAGCATCATTTTCTTTTGAGAATCATAGATGATTCTGGCAGAGAGCTTTACGCCCAGTGCCTCCGAGTTTGCTGTACGGAAGTCGATGACCCCCGTGGCACCTTGACTGTGATTTACAATGGCCATTTGTGTTTTCCTCTAAATGGTGTAGTTGCGACGAGATTGGGAGAGCCGTTGGGCTTCCTCACTGAACAGGCTTTTTTGGCCTTGAACTGGTGCGGTTGTCCTTCGGTTTGCAGGGGGTGTCCTAGCTGCTGCCAAGTTTCTCCTGCCTTCTTGTTCTTGAGCAGGGGCACCACCGAGACCATTCTCTTTGATGTACCTTTCAAAAACCTTCTGCGCTCCTGATATGTCGTCGTAGCTTGCACTACTGAGTTGGGTATCTACCCAAGTCTTCCGAAGATTCAGCCAGTCCTTGAAGTCTGGGGAATTTCGGATGTCAGAGAGGGTCAATTCAGGGTACTGACCAGAAACCCAACCTTCCATATCTTTCCAATACTTCGTGTCGGTATCCTGCTGTTTCTGAGCTTCAGCTTGCTGCTGAGTCATTACAACTTTCTCTGTTTCTTTCTTTTCAAGGATCGCATTTGTAGCGTTGGCTACCAATGACAACAACATTGTATCAAGCCCCGGAGTATATTCAAGAAGATCTTTCAGCTCCTGAGACAAATTTGGATCGTTCTTGTCAAACTTGGGGAGCTCAATCTTAGAGAGGTCGGTTGCCTTTTGGCTGAACATCTTCTTAATCTCAGCCATCTCTGTTTTAAGAGCTTCAAGCTCCTGCTTGCGCTCAAGAGCTTCCTTCTTCCAGTTGTTGCGCTTCTTTACAGAATCCTCGCCCTCATCATCGCCCTCAGTTTCCCCGGTCTCCCCAGATGCGTCTGCCCCTTCAACTGTGGCATCGGGGTCTTGAGTCCCTGCGTCACCTTCAGCGGGATCTCCACCAGCTTCTGCATCTCTGGGTCCGACGGATGATAAGCTCGGTCCACTACCCTCATCACTCCCTGATCCACTACTGCCACTTGCTGCAAAGGGATCTCCTCCTGCTTCTTCTTCGGCCTTGATCGCTTGGACTTCGGCTGCGAAGATGTCGGCTGCTGAAGGAGTTGTGGCTCCTCCTGTGTGTGTGGTGTTTCCATTTTGTGCTCCAATAGAATTACTCATTTATGTCTCCAAATATCAAGATGATTTCCTTCAAGGTAGCGATTCTACCTTGAAGCCGTGGGAGTCCTTCGGGTGTCACCGACTCTACTTCCACCCTTGCCATACTAAGCATCCTGCTTAATTCCGCAACCAGATGTTTACCAGCCTTAGACCTTACGATGCTTTTGATGTCATCGTCGGTTAGGGGGCTGTCCCCTTCCGCTTCCATTTCCTTTGGCATTCAATTTCTCCTTTGATTCAATATCGGCTAGCTTAATAAGCCGTTTGGTTTCTTCACTTGCAGCCTTGGTCTGAGCTGCGATTTCAGCCAGTGCCATCCTGACCTGACCGCTGAGCTCTTGGGTGAGCTTCTCTTTCTGCATCTCGAAGCCATGCTCCATGGCCTGTTTCTGCTGCTCCATCTGCATCTGTGCAGCGAAGTTGTTCATCTGCTCTTCTTGAGCAGTCTTCATTTTCTGAGCCACTTCTTCTGGGGTCAGCAGGTATCGCTCGGGGTCAATGTTCCCTGCTATAGCCCAGTCCTCGATAACGGGGTCAGGTTTGACCTTCATCTGGAGGGCAGGCATCTGTTGGCTCATCAGCAGTAACCTCTCCAAGTCAAGTTTACGGAGGTGCCTGTTCTCGAAGGTGGCAAAGCCTGTAGCTATGATGGAGAAGTCTCCCTTAATGGCTGTGTCTTTGAGGAACTCCATGTTCCAGTCGTAGAATGACTCAACGATAGGCACCCATGCGTGCATGTCGTAGTTCTTGAGCACCAAGCCAAGTTGCTTGCTGGCAGCAGAGATCCGCTGGTTTTCAGCGTAGGCTGTACTGGCATCCTGCCCCGGTTGGCCTTCAAGAATCCGTGGAATCCCTGAGCTTTGGTCAGCCCACGCCACCATAGTGCCAATGGCTTCAAGCACCCCGGCTGTCACATCTGGGAAGAACACTGGCATCACCAGCTTGCGAACATCAGCGTCTTGAAATGCACCCTCGAACTCCCAGTTCTTACCGGGGTAGAGTGTCATGTCAGCATTTCGCTTGAGCTTGCTCTTATCGATAGCTGTCATCAGGTTTCCTGACAGTCGCTTGTTGTCAATGTACATCCGCATCAAGCGGTTGACGTTCTTCTGTGGGTCGAAGATCTTCTCCGAGACTCCACGCCCGTAAGCCTGTCCTGGTAGTTTGGTCCAAGGCACCATGTGAAAGGGCCTGCGCTCACCGGGGAAGGGGTTCTTGACGCACTTGATGATGAACCCGTCACAGAAGACCACGATCACTTCACTGAAGTGGTTGTCTGGGCCTGTGACTTTCATGTAATCCTTGAGGCACTTATTCTGGACTGAGCCAGCAAAGGTGAAAACCTCGTAGAGCCTATTGGCATGGCCAGACTCAATAGCAGCGTTGGGTCCGTAGGACTCATCTGGCTCTGAGCCTGACTCCTCGCTCACATTTGCGAGAAGGTCTTCAAACTCCTTGCGGTTGTACTCGTACTCGTACTCCTCAGACTCGGCACTGTTGCTCATCTCGATGCCATCTGGGAACACCAAGGCGAAAAGTTCATAGAGCCCCGGAACGGACATCCTTTCACGGTGAAAGAACCCGATCCCGCTAGCAACCATTCCACCACACTCAGGGTCTGCCCAGCAGTCCCATGGGTCGAGGTTCACAACCGTGGGAACATCCTCAAAGACCTCCTTCTTGCTGTAGCCCTTGGCTGTCTTAGTCCACCTGTACCTGCGCTTGCGTACCACACGAGGGCTCTCAAGGAAAGCTGTGCCATAGAGGGCACCATCAAAGATCGAGATGAGTCCAACACTGGCAGCGTCACACTCAGCGAACTGGTCATCGAGTCGCTTCTTCATGTTCTTGATCCGCTGGTCAAGCTCCTCTCGATCCATGGATTTCTTGGCTAGGTCAACCCCTGGAGCCACGGCACCATTAGCTGCTCGCTCAATGACAACCTGCATAGCAGGGTCGTCAGGAATAGGGCTGGTCTTTACATCGTAAGGGAAGCGACCGCCTTTGAAAAGTACGTCTTGAAGCTGGGCTTGGGCTGCGGTAACTTTTTGTTCTGTGAGTGGGTAGAAAGCCTTGGATCTCCAAGCGTTTGCTGCCTTTGATCCCTTAAACTCAACATCGTCGAAGTCACCTTTGAAATTCTCATAAGCCTTGGTCCAGATGTCCTCAACGGTTATTTTGCGGTGGTCCTGCCACTCCATGAGCAGGTCGGTGAGCTTCGTGTAGAGCTTAGATTCAACCCTCGTAGCATACTTCTTGTCAGCTTTGACGGGCCTGACATTCATCGGCAAGGTGCGTTTACTATTCTTCATCATGCAACTCCTGCAAGAATTTGTCTCTGGCTGTCATTTCTCTTCGCTCTTGGGCGAGCGTCATAGGTTTGTAAAGTGCATTTAGGGATAAGCAAAGATATTTCACGCAGTCGAACGTATGTGACTCCTGATGTTCTGCAAGTCTCTCTTGATGTATCTTATCCCGAACCAGCGTAGGTAAAGTCCTAATCGTGTGAACACAGTCTCGTGTGAAATAAACTTGAGGTCTGTCATCATTCCCTATGAGTCTGTTTCTGATGACTTCACACCCAACCGTATTAGACCCTGCTGACTTGATAGACTCAACGAACTCTACTCCCTCCCTGTAGAAGGCTGCGTAAATTGGTGTCCCATCCAAAACTTGATAGATCTGGTTATCGGCTGGCCCCGGTTTAATAAACTGATAATCCCCGTCTTCAAGCTCCCGTCTTTTGATCTCCTTGGCTACTTCAGACGAGGACCACTTCAAGCCCTCATTGACCTTGTTGCCTTTCTCCCAGCCGTAGAACTCGTAGTAGAACACCAAGGCCCCTGCTGGAAAGTTCATCCCGTTGTAAAGATCCTCGCCTGTACTGATGAAGGCTCTCAGGTAAGCAAACGGTGCAGAGCTACCCCAGTCGAAGCAACGGTAGCGGTCAAAATGCTGCGGGATGTCTTGTGGCCTGATGGAGTTGACGACATGCTTCTTAGGCGACCACACATCAGAGAACATTGCACCGAGGGCCACAGACCAGTCACCCTCAAGCCAAGCCTTTCGGATCAATGGGTCGTTGATCCTCTGGAGTTGTCTCATGTAGGTGGGGTCCGAGGCCAGCTTGGGGTTGTCCTTAACCGTAGACTGGAAGAAACAACGGGTCATGCCGAACTCGTTCTCGATAATACGGCTACCAGATGGCCAAGGGTCGATGAAATACTTCTTGACGGCTGAGTGGTTGTAACCTCCGGGGTTTCCGGTGTACATGATCTGACTCTTAATCCCGTGCGGGTTACGCAGTGTGGCCAAGAAGGTATCTTGAATCAGATGGAAGGGCAGCTTATTATCACAGATTTCGTCAAACCCAATGTAGGTGTACTCATGTCCCTTGTAGGCTTTAAGGTCGTCAATATGCTCGATCTGTCTCATCTTGAGCCACGCACCCTCGAACGGACCTTGGAATCTGAACTCCCTTGTCTGACCCGAGATGTAAGTAGCTAACCCGTGTGGCTCAAGAATATCCTTGCCCTTGCTCACAAGGTCAGCTAGGTCATCAAAGTTCTCCCTGAAGAATATCATCTTCGATCTGCCCCGGTTCTTCTCGATGTGCTGAAGAACCTTACCGAAGAGGAGCGAGGACTTACCTGAGTTGTGGTGCAGGATCCCCTGAGCGAAGTAGCAGTTTGTGCTAAGAACATGGAGATCCCAGTAGTTGAGGCTGTTGACCTTACGGATGCTTTTGATTGGCATGTAATACGGGTACTCTCCCTGCCCTTTGACCATGACATAATGCCCTTGTCGTAGCTCTTTAAGCATCAACCACCCGTCTGATGTAGCCGGGTTGAACATGTCCTTGCTCACCAAGAACTTATGTTCATCTGTGCATGTCACCTTGAACCCGTTTAAAAGCTCAACCTCATACATGTCCTCTTCTGAGAACTCCAAGGATGCTGTTGCTCTGGCTGTGATAACCTCTCCGTTTTTGTAGGAATAGATCATGCCACCCTTCCAGTCTTTTATCTTGACCTGACCATGAGGTGTGTCAAGCAAGGTGTCAGGGTGGACGCAACCCCGGCCTCCCCCAAACATCACCTCATCACATTCACATAGAAATGCGTCGGTCTGAGGGCCGGGGTT